TAACGATTTCTTTAAATAGTTATTTACTTCGCTAAATGGCGGGCTTTTTATTTTCCAAAAGTTAAATATCTCATATTGCATTGAAATATCTTCCTAAAAGCTTGTTTAATTACCAAATGGTTATTATCTTTGTGGTGTCATAAGAATCGCGATCTTTATATGACTGATGAAGAAGAGCTAAAGGCTCGGATTGAAGCTGCGGAGCAAGACCTAAGCTTCTTTTCCCTCCATTGGGATGCAATAAGGGAAACTGATTGGATTTCAGAGGAGGAGCTTGAAGAAGGAATCAATGATGCGCTAGACGATTTGATTGATGCCAAAAACAAGCTGAAAGAAAAAGGTAGTCCCCCATAAGGGGCTACCATTTTCTCTTTAATTTATAAAAAATAATGCGTATGAATGCAAAGGAAGAACTTAAAAAGTGGAAAGATGATTTTGCAAAGGCTAAGACCGAACAAGCAAAATTGGAGCACAAGAAGCGTTTTAATGCGTATGTAAACTCTTTGTCACCTTCCGATAAAAAGGAGTTCTTGAATGAGTTTAAAAAAGGTGCAGAACAGGCTATAGATGAAGCAAAAAAACTGGCTAAAATTGCAAAAAGAAAAGAAAAACTAGATAAAGTTTTGGATTTTGCTTCAATGTCTTATATAGCAGAACATTATTTTGGTAAGTCTCGCCAATGGTTATATCAGCGGATAAACGGGAATCTGATAAATGGCAAGCCTGCTGATTTTACCCAAGAAGAACTTAAAACCTTATCATTTGCGTTATCTGAACTTGGGGATGTTATGAAGGATACTTCTTTGTGTATAATGAGATGATCGTGTACGAACTGGATTTCTCGGAGTCAACATTGTAACTCATTCCCGCCCCTCTTGCGAAGGGCGGTTTTTGTTTCTAAAAAGTTAAAACCGTTAAAAACCAATAACAGATATAGTTAATTGTTCAATCAATCAATCAATCTTGATTTGTATTATTTATATTTGCGACATCAAAGCAATGTATCTTTGATACGTTACGAACAAAGATAGCAGTAGTACTGTTATTTTATAAAAAACAAAGGAGAATTGAATATGAAACCCTCATCTTACACACAAGAGGTATTTGTTATAGAAAATCCCTCAAAAGCACTATTGGACTTTGTAAATAAGTTGAGAGATAGAAAAATGTCTCAACAGGAGAAATTACGCAATAAAAAGAACTGTACCATTAAAATCAACGTATAATCTTCCCTGAATGGATATTTCCGTTTCTATCAATTCTAAATCAGAAGATGAGTATCGGATAATATTATCTCCATTTAATTTGGATATAATCCCGTGTGAGGTGCGGGAAATATTTGGAGATAGTATTTAAATTGCAGATGTCACACTTGAGAGAGTAAAAGGTGATAATCCCACTGATATTGGAGTACTTCTAAAAATATCAAATGTTATAGGTGAAATTTTCAATGATAATGAGAACTTGATATTATATTTCTACTGTGATGACATACACGACATTTTAAGAAGGGATAAAGGAGTAACTCCACAAAAATTCAGAAGCAATTTGTTCTCAAGAATGTTTGATAAATATATGTTGTCAAATGGAATTACCGATATAATAAACACACCTATTGAGATTAAGGCAGACAGACATATTTATATCCATTTGATATCAAGAAGTATTCATTTAGAATATGTAAAAGCCATAAAAGATGTCATAATGGATATGGAATCAAAATAGAAGCGGACTAACCTCCGCTTTTCTTTTGCCGTTTTATCTTATAAAATACCCCTTTCTGGCCTAAAAATCCAATGTATAACAACTAATTTCCCACAATTGCTCAATTGTGGTTTATCCCTCATATAATAATTTTATAGCTTTCTTCTTTGAGTGTAACTTTATGCTGTTGAAAATCAAAACTAATTCATACAGTATGAAAGGAAAAATCTTAGTAGCGCTAAAAACGAAGTATAAAACCTTTGGGTTTGGTGATAAAGCGTTTGACGGGGTGGCTGACTACTTGTCTAAAACCGTAACTGAAGAAAGTCAAATAGAAACTGCTATTAGTGGGGTCGAAGGACTTCTGAAGGCTTTTCAAGGAGACATTGATACTGTTAGAAACGAAAAATCGGATCTACAAAAACAATTGGACGAATTGAAAAATAAAATCGAGAATCCCAATCCTAACCCAAAACCGAAGCCGGAAGAAGAGAAAGATGATATAGCGACCATCATTGCGAACGCAGTTAATGCAGCCGTTAAACCTCTTTCTGATAAGCTTACTCAATTTGAAACAGAGAAGGCACAAGCCACTCGTCAAGAGCAAATCATAGGTAAAGCGAAGGAGTATGGTATTCCCGAAAACCTTGTTCCTATGTTGAATATTCCCGAAGATGTAAACTTGGATAACTATTTCAAGGATGCAAAGCAGACGTTTGCCAACGCAGGATTTCAAGATGTGAGAACTCCCGAATCGGGAAGCAATGAGCAAAACAATTCAAATGACATTGCCGCCCTGATAAACAAGGGAACTGAAGAAATTAAAAACTCTAAACAGGATTAATTATGCCAGCAGGTTTTAAGTATGATTTAAATCCGATTGAGAGACAAATGCCGGAAATGTGCCGTTTTGAAACGGTTTATAGATATTCCGGTGGTTTCAATCTGGATATTTCGAATTTGACAGGGGTTGCGCAGATCCCGCCTCTTACCCCTTTGGTTCTTGATTTTGTGAAACGAACGGCAAAAGCTGTTTTGAACGTTGAAGTAGCCGAGAAGATCACTGCCGGTTCTACTTCGTTGAAGATCAAGAAAAATTCTCTTGCGTACGTCGGTATGCATATTGGTAATGGTACAAATGGTGGTACAATTGAAGCTATCGACAAAAGTAATGCGGAATATGATACCGTTACTCTGGCCGCTTCGCCAACGCTTGCCGCAGAAAAGGATGCGGTATTGTTTGAAGCTACTGCCGCAGCCGGTAAAACGGCAAAAGCAACAGCAACAGCTTTAAATTATGCATGGACTAAAGTAGAAGCGGGTGCAACTGTTACCGCTATAGGCCAAGCGTACGAGATCAGACCGACAAGACTCATTGTTCCTATCTCCGATAATGATAAGGAGACTTTGGGTGACAGATTCATGTTCACTTATTAAAGAAAGGAGGAACTATGTATTTGACTATTCAAACATTACTGAATGATCCGGGAGTGGTGAAAGCGGTTATCGACCGTGTGCAGGCTCTAAGACTGGATCAAATCTTTTGGAAAAAGCACCTCGATTTTGAGGAAACGAAATCCCGTGTGTTCAAAACATATTTGGGAACAGTAACGGGTGTTGTTGCCGGTTCTGTAATTGACCGTAACTCTAACAAGCCGTTAAGAGAGCGTAAATCTTTGGGTTCTGGATATGGCGAAGTTACCTATATGGGGGATAGATACCAGATGGACAACGATAGACTCGATATGCTTCAAGAACTAATCAATAAGTTCAATCAGGCGAAGACACCAGATCAACGGGCTGCACTGGACGATATTATCAACTATATTGTAGATGATATGCGTCAGGTATTGCTTGCTCCACACAAACGTATGGATATTGTGGACGGTGATCTTCGTTCTGATGGTAAAGCATCGGTAAAGGTAGACGATAATCCGCAAGGAATTGAATTGCTTGAAATGGAACTTCCGGTTCATCGTATCACTCCGCAAGTTTCAGACAAACTGAATTTTGTTCGTTATCTTATGGAGAAAACCGTTGAATTACGTACTAATTTCGGCATGTTCGTTTCTATGGAAATGTCCCGAAAGACTTTTATCAAAAGCATTATTGGATCAAAGGACTTCGGAGAATTCTACAAACAAAGCTTTGATTCTAAAGAAGTCCAACTGTCTGCCGGGCTTATGTCTAGTGAGATGGCGACCACTATCTTTAGAGGATTGGGCTTGCCGCCTATCGTAATCAACGAAGATTTGGTAGAATTGTCAGACGGCACTTTCAAACAGGTATTTAAAGACAACCGTATTTCTTTGTTTACCACTCCTAAACAGGGAAAGATGCGCTGGCATACTCCGTATGAAATTACCGATCCAGTTCCGGAAAAGACTTACACCCGTTCAGAAGGTGGTATGTATATTTCCAACATACGTACGGATGAAGGCAGGTTCATGGAATATGGAGCCGAATGGATCCCGGAATTTACATCTCCCAATAAGATTGTAATTTTTGACCTGGATACGATGAATGCGTAAGTATGATAATTAGTGACTACATAAAGCAAAAGTTTCAGTCATTCGGCATATCATTGTCGGAGGCTGACTTGGTAGAGATGAATCTTTCTTCTGGGGTTGATCCAGACGGGGAAATGACTGAAGACAATTTACAGTCTATCTCTGTTGCGATTGCAAGATTTATTCCCTCCTTATTGCTTAGAGCTACTTCTAAATCGGTATCAGAAAACGGTCATTCAAAGTCTCTTTCTTGGGATATTTCCGGGATAAAGTCATACTATTCTTTTTTATGCAATAAGTATGGACTGAAAGATGAACTGAATACAGATAAACCTAAAGTAACATTTTGGTGATATGCTAGAAGAACATCCGCATAAATTGCAATTACAGGTTATTACTCCGGAAGAGAATGACGAGTATAACCGACCAATACCGGAAACCGGTGGAGAGTATTGGCAGGATGTAACAGATTGCTTCTGCCATGACAACTCCCAACAGAAAGAAGTTTCTGTCAATGGTGAACGCTGGGTATATAATTACCATGTGGTTTATGAGGGTAAAAAGATTATTTTAGGATCTCATATCAGATGTCTGGACACCGAAGGGAATATTGTAGGAGAGGGAGATGTGAAGAAGAATGCCGAATGCTATTCGGAGGAATTTAGGGGTAGATGTGATATTTGGGTATGATTGTAACGACTGACATATACAAGATTCTGTGTGATAAGTTAAAAGGCTTTTTAATAAAAGACGTTTACGACAGCTGGAATGCTATTAAAAAAAGTGTAAAAAACGAATTAATAGTGATTGTTGTAAGAGATCTTTTGGAGCCAGAAACTTATTGGGAGGTATGTTATCCTCATGTTAACATCTGCGTTCCATATTTGGCCAGTGGTAAGACCAATACGGTACGATTAAATGAGTTGGAAAGAGCTGCAAAACTGTTTTTTATAGGAGAAAGTGGGATGTTTGATAGTACTCAATATCATTGGGAAATAGACCGGATAGGAATAGAAGAAGATGCGAAGCTTGAATGTAGTTACGTAAATGTGGTTTTAAAGTTTAAGGTATTAAATGTAAAAATGTAAATGATATGGCAGAAAATATACAAATATCAGCAGTTGATATAAAAAGATTATGGTATGCCGATGAAGATGCAGTATCAGCGGATTTGACGGGTACAGCGTTATATGCTTTGGTAAAAGCAAACGGGTCTGCTACCGAAATAAAAAATGTGCATCAAGACACGTGGACTATCGAAGAAGGAGAGCCTACACAAGATTCTTACAAAAATCAGCTGACAGGTTCAACTTACCGTATGGGAGGAAAAACAATGGGAGATGTGGCCTTTAACTTCACGATTGGACGCTATGATTATGCGACTAAAAAAGAGTTGATGGGCGGTGAAGTTATTAATACCGATAAAGGATGGAAGCGTGCTCGTGGTATTGTGGAAGTGAAAAAATGTTTGATTGCACTAACACAAGACGATCAGTATTGTGTTCTTCCTTATGCAAATATAGTAGCTCGTGAAGCTAACACTGATGGAGCGGTTGGTATTGCAGTCGTAGCAACAATGTTAGAACCTTTAAATGAGGCTGTTATGCCAGAATATTGGTTTGATGCGAGTGAAGTAAAAGAAGGGGCATGAAGATCTGAAAATGTAACGCTTGCTTCTGCTGAATCGCTTTCCCTAAATCGTTATTCAACTAGATCAAGGCGGGTGAACGCTGAAACTAATGCAAACTATGGCTCTTCAGGAGAAGTTGGAGCGCAATCGTCGGAGACATTATCTATATTATAAAGTGGTGAGGGGTGAGGATTTGTGTTTCTCGCCCCTTTTAATAAAATAGTTATGAACAAAGGGGCAAAAGTTATATCACAATCAATTATTGGGAATGATTTTAGGACGATTATTGTAAATAAGAAAGGGTATACAATATATCCTCCAACTATACATAATTTGTCAAATGCTATATCGTACTTATGTGATGTACGAGAGGGAGAAACATTAAGAGAAATCCTCCTTTCTCTAGCAGATTTAAAATACTACGCCCATGCTCTTTCATGGTTTATTAACGGTGATGATAGTCTTTTTGAAGAACTTTCTAAAGGTACTTATGAAGAGTGTGTAAACGGCGTGGAAGAAGCGATCTCAATGATTGATGTATCGGTTTTTCAGAAAGCTGTCGGCTTAGCGAAGAACGTAAGTATGCTGGCAGCGACACCAAAATAGCCGGTAATGAAACGCTATTAGGACAAATTGCGTCGTTCATGGAAAATTTGCATTTGTCTTATAAAGAAGTTGTGTATGAAATACCGTATAGAAATCTGGTTTTAATGCAACGTGATAAAATACATCAAGTATTTGGAGATAAAATAAAGAAAGTGAAAGGTAAAGATATGGCATCACGGAGGCGTCAAAATAAGTAAGTATGGAATTCATAGGGGATGATAGCGGGTTGAGCGAACTTCAAAAACAAATAGAGGACGCTTTCTTTTCTAAGTTAGTAGAAATAGGAAAAGACGCCATACGTTACGCCCAGAAAAACGGAGAATACCAAAATCATACATTTAATTTACGTAATGCTCCTGGTTTCTGTGTGGTAAGAGATGGACGTATAGTAGCTATTGAAGTGGGAGATGACGGGAGGCATCCCGAAGCTGTGAGAAATACGGAAAATATGTTGATATACTCGGAAAAGCCACGAGACGGATTATATTTAGCTGACGGAATGCCTTATGCCTCTTTTGTAGAATCAAAAGGATATGATGTGTTGACGGCAGCAAGAAAATACGCAATAAGGCAAGTCCAAAAGAAAATATATAAATAAATATGGCAGGGATATTTGTAAATGTAGACAGTGACATTCAGAAACTTCAAAAATTGAAGCAAGAAATCGAGAATGTAAAGAAGTCATTGAAAAGTATCAATGTAAAAGTCGATATTGATATAGCGCAAGGTTTGGAGGCACAATTAAAGAACCTCACAACTCAATATGATGTCTTAGCCGCTAAGGTAGGAGAGACGGAGGCTAAGATGACAGCGTCTGCAAATAAAATTATTGATGCTTCGAATAAGATTATTCAGGCACAGGACAAAATGTCGCAGGCAGCAAAGGGGATTAATGCTTCTTCTTCTAGTACCAATTCTTCTACTAATACATCGGAAACAACTTCTATTCAGGCGCAGGTTAAGGCGTATGAAGAACTTAAAGCTGAAATCGGTGATGTTCTCGGTACGAGAGGGCAAAACATAAAAAGATTAATAGAAGAGCAAAATGCGATCCGGCTACTTAACGCAGAAATAAAAAAGATCACTAAATCACAGGGAGAACCTTCTAGCCTTTCATCTGCTCAACAAAGGAGACTGGAACAATTAAATAACTCTTTGCTTACTCATAAAACAGCACTTGCTGAAGTAAGACAGAGTTTGAGTGCTAATGCTAAGTTAGACAACGCTGCAGCTACTTCTATGGATGCTCTTTCTCAATCTTTAGGTAGGATGAGAGCTGCCTATAGAACATTGACAGAAAGTGAGCGAACATCTCCATTTGGGAAAGAACTATTAGTTTCTATTCAACAAGCAGATGCAAAAATAAAAGAGCTAGATGCAACGATTGGGAATCATCAAAGAAATGTCGGTAATTATGCAAGTGGATGGAATGGACTAAATATGTCCATTCAACAAATAGGTCGCGAGCTTCCTTCTTTGGCTGTTGGGTGGAGCACTTTCTTTTTGGCTATTTCTAATAACTTGCCAATTCTTGCCGATGAAATAAAGAGGGCTAGGATTCAATTTGAAGCTTTGAAAAAGAGCGGGCAAGCTGCTACACCTGTTTGGAAACAGGTTGTTTCTTCCATAGTTAGTTGGCAGACCGCTTTAACTGTGGGAATCACTCTTTTAACGTTGTATGGAGATAAACTTGTAAAATGGATTAGTAGTTTAGGAAAAGCCGAAAAAGCTATCAAGGATTTATATACAGCTCAACGAGATTTATATAATGTAACATCTACAGGAATAGAACAAAGTTCAAAAGAAATTACTAAACTTAACAGTTTATATAAGATTGCAACAGATGTAACTAAATCTACAAAAGAAAGAAATAATGCAGTAAAAGAGCTGAAAAGATCTTATCCAGAGCATTTGAAAAATCTATCAGATGAATCTATAAAAAACGGTGAAGTTTCCAAATCGATAAAAGAACAGACAAACCAAATTATAGCAAATGCCAAAGCAACAGCAGCAGCCGATCAAATCGCAAGGAATTGGTATAAATCATTTCAAGCTGGAGTATCTAAAAATATCTCATATATCACAAAACAGAGATTAGAACAAGAATTAGCAGCAAAAGAAGCCACAGTCCAACAACTCTCCCAAATGAGAGCCAGACCGGAAAGTTATGCCGGATTAGCTAAAGAAATTGAGGGAATTAAGGACCGAATAAAAGAAACTGATAAAGAAATTGCAAAACAAGAAAATCTACAAGATTCTTATCAAAAATCGTCTAAAGCTCTTGAGAAGTTAGTAACAGTTGCTGGTTTGGGTGGAAAGTATGAAGATCCGGACAAAAATTACAACTCCATTTTAGACCAGCAAAAGAAAATAGCCGATCTTTTGGATAAGCAGGCTCTTGAAAGAAGACGTAAAGAAGAGGATTTGGAAAATCAGGCTATACAGTCCCGTATTGATACCATGACAGAAGGAGAAGCTAAAATCCGTGCACAGCGTGAATTGGATAACAAGAAGGAAATACAGGACTTAGAACGCCAAAGAGAAGATTATATCCGGACGGAAATCGAATATCAGAAGAAGTTGTTTGATGTCCAAGAGGAATTAAATGCCAAGAAAAGCAAGGATTACAAGAAAAAGACATTTGATCCTTCTACGGTAAAGGTTGATACATCTAAGTTCAACGAGTTAATATCAAACGAATTGATAAAACAATCTATTGCCCCCTATAAGGAGGAGGCGAAGGCCTGGAATGAATATCTTGTTGAATATGGCAATTTCCAACAGAAGAAAGTGGCTATAAATGCAGAATACAACCAAAAGATAGTAGAAGCTACAACCAAAGGTGAAAAAGAGTCCCTAAAAAAAGAGCGGGATAGTAAACTGAAAGAAGTAACCTTTGATGAACTAAAGAAGTCTATCAATTTTGCCGATATCTTCGGGGACTTGGATACACAGTCTACTGAAACTCTCACCAAAATGCGTGATAAGCTGAAAGAGATTATTGATAAGTCGGCAAAAGATTTAAAACCAACTGATTTAAAAGCCCTCCAAGAAGCATTTAGTAATATTGATTTGAAGATTGTAGAAAGAAATCCTTTCGGAGAACTTAAGCAAGGCATTGAAGGCTATAAAAGCGCTACTGAAGCCGTAATAAAGGCGCAAGAGGATTTGAATACTGTACAAGAGGGTGGAGAAGTTATTATCGGACAATATACTGATAAAACCGGAAAGGTAGTAACTAAACTACTAACGCAAGAGCAGGCAGAGAGAAATCTGTCAGATGCGCAGAAAGGGCGTCTTGAATCGCAAGGCAAATTGACAAAAGCGGTTAATAGTATAGGACAACAAGGGCAACAGTTGGTAAACGCCGGTAATAACTTAGTTGATATGCTTACAAATCTAGGTGTTGAGGTCCCCGAATCTATTTCCGGTGCTCTTTCCGGATTAGGGCAAATCATGAGCGGACTTGAAAGCATTGATTTAACAAAGCCATTCAGTATAATTTCATCAACTACGGGGATTCTTGCCGGTATAACTAAAACTATATCCAGTTTCTTTGGGGGGCCGGACGGTACCGCTTATTATGAAGGAGTAAAGGAACAGCTTGAAGCAATAAATGAGGTCTATGATCGTATTATTGACAAAAGCAAGGAAGATATAGTTTTCGGCGGTGGATTTGCATCTGTTCAAGCAGCTACACAAGCCATGGATAATTACGAGAAGAAAGTAATCAATCTCCAAAAGATTGCCGCAGCTTCAGGGCGTGCCGGTGCAAGTTGGAAGTCTCATAGTGCGGAATGGCATTCTAACAAAAATGTTGGTGCAATAGGTGGTTTTGAGCAGATGAGCGACATATTAGGTAAATCAATAAGCTCCATGACAGACTTGTATAGTTTGTCAGGAGATGAATTGTTCCTCATTCAGTCCCAAATGCCGGAAGCATGGAATTTAATTGATGCCAGAATTCGTGAAAACCTGGATAGCATCGTAGCCTGTAAAGATGAAGCGAATGAACTGAGGGATGCTCTTAATCAAGCCATGACAGGGGTTGATTTTGATTCCTTCTACAATGGGTTTATTGATCAGTTATCCGATATGGATACTTCTTTTGAAGATATGTGTGATAACTTTGAGGATTATCTTCGTAAGTCAATCATGGCTGGGTTAGTCGCTAGTCAGTATCAAGGCCGTATAAATGCTCTTTATGAGCAATGGAGCGATACAGCGAGAAGTGATAGTAAAATTACCAAAAACGAAGCAGACCTTCTCAAAGAACAGTATCAACAGATTGTAGAAGATATGATGCATGATCGAGAAGAAATGTTTAAAACATTTGGGTGGGATACTTCTGCTACTTCTCAGGAATCGTCGAAGAAAGGCTTTGCAACTGCTTCTCAGGATTCAATAGACGAACTTAACGGACGTTTCACTGCTTTGCAAATTGCCGGAGAAGAGATTAAGAATCAGAACCAGCTTCAAACGATGTCTATTCTTGAATTGAGAGCTGATATGCTGCCTATTATTACCAATACTACAGGGATAAAGGATATTGCTAGTGAGACACGGGATTTGTTAAGGCTGTCTTATGAAGAGTTGACAGGTATTCATGATGATACAACAAGCATGAACAAGTCATTGAAGAATATTGAGACAGATATTGCAGAAGTTAAACGTAATACATCAAAATTATAATCTATGGTTGACTTATTAATTAACAATAAAGACGCTTTTGCGACGTGGGGCGTGAGAATGGGAGACGGGTTCATTGAAGCTATCTACTCTCCGCTTCCAATGAAAGAAATTATAGAGAATAAGTCTCGTTTACAGGACGGGAAGAAAATAATTATAGCCAATCGGAAGATTGATGAACGGGATCTAACGCTAACCTTTACCCTACAAGGGAATTCCCCAACTGATTACATAGCTAAGTATAAAGCATTTCTGAATGAGATAACAAAGGGGGAATTTACTGTCAAGATCCCAGCGTTAGGCGAAGAAGTATATCATTTGTATTATATTAGGTCCGCTTCTTTTGGAATCAATACAATAAGGACGTTTTCAAAGATCTCAGTAAAGCTAAACGAGCCGAATCCGGGTAATAGAGAGTAAAATTGCCACAATAGGCAAATTGTGGTTTATAGGGTTGCCGGATTTTATGTTTTGAGATTTTTATCTCCGAACTTTGGTGTGTTATGGAATTAGTAGACATCAAAGACATATCCGGCAACATTCGCTTTTCGACTCCTATCAATGAGGGTTCGAAAAGACACTTCCTTTTGATGCAGGAAGATTATGTAACTCTAAAGTTTTCCCTTGCCAGTCCTATCTATTTCAAGTTAGGGGACTACATAGACAATGAGTTGGGAATATTTGAAGTAGTAGACCTGTATAAACCTACCTACAATACAACCACAGGTGCATACGACTATGAGCTTCGGCTTGATGCCTACTACTGGAAATGGAAGAACAAGAAATTTTTCTACACACCTGAAACAACCGGCCGTGAGGCTGGGTGGAATCTCACAGCCACTTTAGATGTTCACCTGAATATATTTCTTGATAACTTGAAATATCTTGGCTATAAATTCAGGGATAAGGACTTCATTTGGGAAATTGATGATACGGTAGAAAATTCCGCTAAATTAGTCACATATGACAATGTAAATCTAATAGATGCGCTCACACAAATGGCGGAAGCGTGGGGATGTGAATGGTGGATAGAGAATCATAAGATTTGTTTCGGGCGTTGTGAATACAGTTCCCCTGTTGATTTCAAAGCTGGTGACTTGACGGACACAGAGAATGTGAATGTCAATAATATGACACGCAGCGATAGTCAGACAACTTATGCTACCCGTATCTACGCTTTCGGTTCTACACGAAACATCCCTGCTACTTACCGGAAAGATTTGATATTTGATGTTAAGAAGGTTAATGGGAGAGATATATCCGATACCTCAAGACCGTTAAACATAAGGTTCTTTCCTTCCGTTTCTCATGCTGGAATATCTCCTATCAGTATGAATATATTTGAAGAGGGCGAAATGGTGGGAGCACAGGAAGAATATAAGGTTATGACGGATGTATTTACTTCTTCCATGCCTGCTAGTGAGTACCATATCTCATTCAATTCAATGTTACTATACTTTAGCACCCGATTCACGTCAAACATTGAAAATTTTAAGGCTAAATTATCATTAGTCTATTATGTAGGAGAGGTGGAGAAAGTACTGGATATTCAGGAGAAAGCTTTCAATGATTCAGTTTCAAGTTTTACTATTAGTTTTAGTGACACTGATTTCTTTCTTCCTGAAAAGGCTAATAATTGTAAGTTTTTGTTTACATTTAGCTTTTCTCTGAATCATCCAGAGAAAACGGTAGTATATACAATTGGAAGGAATGGAGAAAATAATGTTAAGCTTGAATGTTTGTCCGCATCGGCGAACACTTCTGTAACTTTCCTGTCCGGAGCAAATTCAGGGAGGACTTTTTCAGCCGTTTATAATCCTGACTTGCTAACAGGTGAGGACGCCAATGTCATACGTCTGCCGGAAGGGGTAACAGCTTCTATGGGTAACCAATATATTATCAACAATATCATTAAGGGTAAAATTCCTGATAACTATTTCAGTAAAGATGATAAAGAACTTACTCTGAACGGTGTCGTTCAAAATCGTCTTATGTTACCAAAAGATGTTCCTTATATAGATGCTTATAGGTATAGTTCAACAGGCGAGCGTATCGATATCGGAGATTCGCGTTATGACAATCCGAATAATGTCGAAATGCCGGAAGAAGAAGCTATTGAAGAAATTGTTATATTAGAGGATGAATATCCTAAATATATCGGTTCCGTATCCAGTATCACCAGTGATGAAAAGGAGGAGGAAGACAATGACGGCAATAAGACAGGAAACAAGTACCTTATTTACACATTTAAGGACAATGGACTAAAAAACTTTACGAAAGATTTTGTGTTGAATGGTCAAGAACCCCATTTAATTTTCCAGACAGGTAAACTGGCCGGCCTTGATTTTGTTATCTCTCTAAAAGAGAGCGGTAATAGCGGAACTACATTCGAGATAACACGAAATGATGATTATGGCCGGTATCTTCCGGATGATATCCTTTATCCTGTTGTATCTGACACTTATATTCTTTACGGATTTGATACAGCGTTTATTTCAGAGCAGATGTTACCAGAAGCGGAACAGAATCTACTCAAAAAGGCAAAGGAATACGTAAAGAAATCCATGATTGACCCGTCTACCTACGATTGCGAGATGAACGCTGATTTCATCTGCAATGAGGGCAATATTCGTACATACGAAGTTGGGGCTAAAGTCAACCTGATAAATAAGGCTTATTTCCCGGAAGGACGACAATCCCGTATCATAGGTTTTGAATGGCCGCTGGATATTCCTTACGATCACCCGATCTATACAGTCGGTGAAACAGCTCCATATTCGCGTATAGGTGAGATAGAGAGTAAACTGGAGTCACTCACATATAAAGGGCAAACCTATTCAGGCTCTGCATCCGGAGGAGGTGGAACAAGCGTGTATGTGATTGGAGAAAATGACAATACTCTTCCTTCTGATAAAAATGTATTCTCCGCAAAGAGAGTTCTTCAGGAAATAATTAGTTATTCTATTAGTAAAACAAAGAATGACAGAGCTTTAGGATTAATATCATTTTTGAAAGGCATTATAGTGAAGGAAGGTATTATAACAGATGATGTTACTGCAACAGAGGTGTCTGCCAATATCCTAGAGGTATTTGACAAACTTACAGCCAATAATGCAGCAATTGCAGGAAATATATCTTCTCTAGATTATGCCGAGAACCTCCTAGGCTGGCTGATTACTCCCGAAGGCCATATTGACGCAAAGTCTTTGCGGCTGCGTGATTTCTTGGAAGTACCGGAGTTGCGGTATAACCGTGTGTCTATTGTATCCGGTGAAGAATGGAATGCTCCCGGCGGTGGTATCATTGAATCAGTGGATGCAGCGAACAAGACCGTTCATTTAAAGCTGGAACCCGGGGAGGTATCACAAGTAGAGGTTGATGATATCTGTAAGGGAGTATTCAATAACGATACCGGTTTCCAAACTGCGTATTTTCGGATTACAGAAAAGATAGATAACTCTTCTTTTAAATACGTCCTCCGTAGTGGATATACTTTCAATCCTTGTAAGGCGATGCATTTTGTCGCATACGGTAATTTCACTAACGCTGAGCGCCAGAAGTCATGTTACTCTACACAGAATTATATCCGCTTCCTTAAGGGTGTTAATAACTGGGAAATAACGAAGGACATGATAGCCATGCAGTTAGGCGACTTATCTAACCTGAAGCTGTTTGGCATTGATATGTCCGGTCATAGCGCATATCTCAATAGAGTCTATATGACTGGAACTATCAGGCAGATATCCAGTGACGGTGTGACTGAGGTTCCCGTTCCGGCATTCAAGGGTGAATGGAAGTCTGGTACGTATTGGTACTACGATGAAGTGACTCATAACGGCAGTACATGGATATGTATTGAGTCTACTACTACGCAGGAACCGTCAGATTCTTCTACGGACTGGTTGAAGTATACTTCCAAAGGAGAACAGGGAGCACAAGGGCCAGCCGGTCCTGAAGGCCCTCAAGGGCCGCAGGGAGAGCGTGGGCCACAGGGATTACAAGGCCTGCAAGGGCCAGCCGGACAGAATGGAATACCCGGCAAAGATGGAGAAAATGGATTAACATCATATTTTCATATTAAATATTCTCCCGTCCAGAACCCTACAGCTTCTCAAATGACAGAAACGCCAGATGTGTTCATCGGTACTTATGTAGACTTTACTAAGGAGGATAGTAATGATCCCTCCAAGTATACATGGTCCAGATTTGAAGGATTACAGGGTGCAACAGGTGAACAAGGGATTCCCGGTGTTAATGGCGAAGATGGAAAGACTTCATACTTGCATATTAAGTATTCAAATGACGGCCAAACGTTTACAGACAATAATGGGGAAGCTTCAGGGGAATGGATTGGGCAGTATACCGACTTTGAGAAAAATGACAGTAATGTATTCTCTGATTACAAATGGTCTAAAATCAAGGGCGAATCAGGAAAGGACGGTAAAGGTGTACAGAGCGTTGATGTTCTTTATTATCTTTCCAGTTCTTCAACCTCCCTTTCCGGTGGTTCATGGTCTACGAACTCACCAACTTGGGTAGATGGGAAATACATTTGGAGTAAAACCAAAGTGGTCTATACAGACGGTTCGTCTATTGAAACCAATCCGGCTTGTATCACCGGAGGTAAAGGCAGTACTGGAGAGAATGGTAGGGGAGTCTCAAGCATTGTCGAAGAGTATTATCTATCTACTTCTTCTAATTCCTTGGTTGGTGGCTCTTGGAGTACAACACCTCCGACATGGGAAAATGGGAAATATATTTGGACTAGGTCAGTAATAACATATACAGATAGCGCATCAACGACAACCGATCCGATATGTGTTACGGGTGGTAAGGGGGCTACGGGAATTGGCGTTAAGAGTGTTTCCGAGCAATACTATTTGTCTACATCATATAGCACCACTACGGGTGGTTCATGGTCTACTACTGTTCCGGCATGGAAGGACGGTAAATATATCTGGACACGTTCCATTATAACTTATACAGACAAATCTTATACGGAAACTAACCCCGTATGTGTGACAGGCGGAAAGGGGCCTAGCGGGAACGATGGCGTAGGGATAAGTGCTGTTGATGTCTTATACTACCTTTCGACTTCTTCCAGTTCCTTAGTTGGTGGTTCTTGGTCTAGCACTTCTCCCACGTGGCAAAACGGCAAATACTTATGGTCTAAGACCAAGGTCACTTATACGGACAATTCTACATGGGAAAGCGATCCGGTTTGTATTACTGGAAGCCAAGGAAAGACTGGATTACCCGGTGCAATGCTCCGCCCGCGTGGAGTATGGGCACCAAATACTGAGTATTATCATAATGATGCATTTATAGATACTGTAATCTATAACGGCCAGAACAAACTCTGTAAGATTACTCATACATCTACTTCTTCTTTCGATTCAACGAAGTGGGAAGAATTCAGTGAATTTGTGAACGTAGCTACCAACGTCCTTTTGGCTCAGAACGCAACTATTGATGTGCTCGGTACTTCGGGGATATTTGTGGGTAATTTGGAGAAGACAGAGGGTTGGTTAATGACGGAGGGGGCAATCAAGCATAATGTTACAGGTGTTGAGCTGACATCTGACGGTAAAATATCTCTTCCTGAAACCGGTGGAATGACCGTAGGCGGAAAGACATTCATAGAAGCTGGGAAGATAAAGACGGAGTTTATTGATGTTGACACTCTTGAAGTAAAAAATTTAAAGGGAGCAACGGGTACTTTTAAAGAATTGCAAGGTATTGATAATGCAGGCATTATACAAGGCAAGATTTCTTTTAATACAGAAAGCTATGGAGACAGTGTTTCATCTTCGCTTAATATTGATTTTTTAAGAACTTGGATTTCTGGGGATTTATATCAACAAGGGTATAATTCTGTGGAAGGTCGCTCATGGAGATTTTACACATCTGATTTGTGGTGCAGAGGGGAATTCGGGCATAGGGTAATGACTACAATTAAAGTTTATGCTAATAATGATTGGAATTTTTATGTTCACATCTATGGTTATGGATCAGATAATAATGTAGATAGATATCCTCAATCGGGACAACCTATAGATTGCATTGTTATGGAAGGAAATGGAAATTATGTTTTGCGTATTTGCGATTCTGCAACGTTCAAAAAAATAACGGTCGTTAATAGTTCTGGTTATCCTAAAAGAGTGGTATATAATCAGCCTAATTCTCTAACTTATACTATTGAACCTTGGAAGTACGCAATATTTGTGACAGCTGATATTGCTAAGACTTCCCCACCATATTACGTTAATAACCTGTTTATTGATAGATAATTGTAACAATGAAAATAGATTTTAGAAAAATTGAACTAGTGGATCTCGAAGGGAATAAGAGTACCATCGATGTATCTAAATCATTTGGAAATGCGATTTTTCAAAATACAGGTGATCTTGGAGAATTTAATCTTGCACAAGATATACACCGAGAAGGAGAAGTTGATATATCGCCTGAACAAGCGGAATCTCTAAAAAAGTATACACAGCTATTTACTCGTGTAATTGATCGAATGGCTGTCAACGAAGCACTTTCAAAAGTAAATCAATAACTTAAAAAAACAGATAAACCTATGATTCTACTAGTATTAATGTCATTCATCCTCATCGCTGGGTATGTCTTCGCGATGATAAAGAAGGGTAAAGAAATCCCTTATTCAATCAGTGATACCTACTACGCCCTGACGCATAAGTTCTGGTTTACTCTTTGTATGATCGGCTCCGGTGCATTGCTTCTTCCGGCTGCATTTGAAGCAAGTACGGAAAACAGCCAGTTTCTTGTATTTCTTTCGGTTGTCGGAATGGGAGTGCTAGGTGTGTCTCCAAACTTTAAAGGAAGTCAGAAGGCATCACATTGTATCGGTGCTGCCATGTCTTTAATCTTCTCACAAATATGGGTAGGTTGTAATGCCTGGTATTGGCTCTTCTTATGGGCCGGATTTATCGCTTACATGGCTATCTCCATGAGTGAGCACTGGACGGGTAACTTCATTGTGACTCTTGTCAAAAGGAAGCCTATGTTCTGGATTGAGATAGTTTCGTTGTTAACTGTTTATCTGACTTGCTTGATATGAAAAAGAATACAAAAGAAGATATACAGGTATGGACCGCAGTAGGAATGTTGTTTGCAGGAGTCGGACTATCCGTTGCGGGTTTTGTTGTAGAGCCGTTAGGACAGATCCATGATAGCGTATTATGGTTTTTTGCTCAATGCCTGATATATGCTGGTAGTATATTTGGGATTGGCATCTATGTTAACGGTAAGTTTAACAGTTTAGTTGATAGACTGAACAATAAAGAAACAAAGAATGATGAGCTGGATAAGGGAAAGTAACCGTATGAAGCACTTGCTCTACGCTATTCCGGCAGGTGTACTTCTGACGATCTTGTTTGTCGCGGGGCTGGCTGCCGGCATGGAATTTAAAGACCGCGCATACGGGAATAAATGGGATTGGCTTGATATTGCTGCTACATTAATAGGAGGAGTTATTGGTCAGGTGATCCAGGTTGTAGTATTAACATTAATCTTATAAATTAAAATGAAAACATTAGATGAAAGGTCTGCCGAATATGCAGCAAACGTAGTATCGTGTAATAAAGAAGCAAAAGAGTGTGAGGGGCTTATCCAAACAGCTTACATTTTAGGCGCAATGGAAGGCGAATTGTTGGGAGAAGAAACGGGAACATTTGGGCAAGCACTTGAATCCCTCAAACGGGGGCATCTTGTTGCTCGTAAAGGATGGAACGGTAAGGGGATGTTTATATTTATGCGCCCGGAAGATAGTTTGTCTACTGATATGATTGTAAATCAGGTTAAATCACTTCCTGAATCATTCAAAAAATGGGTTGCCGACAATCATGGAGATTCGGAAACTGATAAAATCAAGTTTACCGCATACTTATGTATGAAAGCTGCTGATGGAACTGTTGTTAATGGTTGGCTTGCCTCCCAAACTGATATGCTTGCAAATGATTGGGTTATAGTAGAGTAAGCACATTAATTTTATAGGAGGAAAGATATATGGGAAAGTATTTCACGATAGCCGAAATGGTAAAGAGTGAAACGGCGGATAGGTGCGGCATTGACAATCGTCTGCCAAAATCATTAATATGTAATGTGAATGGTTTAATAGACAATGTTCTTGATCCTCTCCGTGAAGCCTATGGTAAGCCTGTCACTGTAACGAGTGGGTATCGTTGTGAGGTCTTGAATAAGGCCGTAGGAGGAAGTAAGACCAGTGAACATATGAAAGGAATGGCTGCTGATATAGTTGGTACCCCGAATACAAAAGAGGAAAACAAAAGACTGTTCAATCTCATACAGGAGCTTGACCTTCCTTTTACACAGCTAATAGACGAGAAGAATTTCTCATGGGTCCACGTTAGCTATGATAGCTGTAACGTGAAAAAGCAGGTTTTAAAATTATAAATTATAGGAGGAACAGTCATGGCAGATTTACAATTTACTAAAATAGAAAATTTAGATCTTTACGCAGCAGAAGTAGTAGTTAACAGCAATTTCAATATTCATTTTAATCGTGCTTCCGGTTCGGGGATCAGAATCTATCAGAAGACAGGCGATGAAATAGAGACAATGGATGATAGAACGGCCGATGCCCGAGGTTTTGATCCCGTGCTTCTTCCGGGGTATATACAAGATGATTCCGGTAAGGTGTTTGATTATGATTTTGACGCCCTGGTTTATCCGAAGGTGATTCGCATCGAAAGCTATACCGAGGTAACAAGTGGAATATTAACCGAATCCGGCAATGAAGCTTAACAAGTTGTCATTAAATACAATAGGGTTGAACCGTATCGGCTTGAATCGAATCGGTTCAACTTCCGTTGGCTCTTCCGCTACCGACCGTCCCTACATCTCTCCCGATGTATTGTCTGCCTTGGCAGGTGTATGGATAGCTGACGGCAAGAGCAACACTGATCCCGACCGCAATATCATCAAGAACAAACTTCCTGGCAGGGGAGGTGATTTTGAGATACTTAATGCTGCGTATGAGGGTATGTCAGGTTGTAATGGTTATCCAGTAGTGTTCGGTGATAATAAGACTTGGGAACATCTTTCAGGTACAGCAAATTATACTTCTGATACTACTAGTACTACGATTCATATAACTCATGTCAGACTTGCAAATAGAGGTCTGTTATATAGTTATGTGAAAGAAAATGGAGTGCTAACTAATATAAAAGAAATACCCGCTTTTAGAGTTACTGTTAAAGGTCTTGAAGGAAATAGTAAATTTGTTTACAAATATTTAGCTACGAAAGATGCAACAAGGGAAACATCAATATTTTTAAGTAATGGTACTCATAAATTAGCTAAATCGTTTGTTCCAACAGACGCATTATTAGATTCAACTACTAATGTTTGGATAGGAATGTTTATTAGTCCTATATCAGAGGAAGTTACAGAATTCGATTGTGATATAACTATTGAAGTTCTTCCAGAATATGAAGGCGCCTTTGTTACTGACGGAGTCGACGACATGATTGTCAGTCAGAATCCTGTATCCGAGATGCTGGGCGGAAGCAATGAGTTAACGGTGGTGTCCATGATGTGTCAAATTAGTGATACATCCGATCCTGTTAATAGAAATAACTGGTTATTTACCCCTACTTCTTATTTGGAATCTAAGATAGAAAAAGGGAAACCCGGGAAAACTGGAATATACGGCTATACTTCAACCGATATAAGAAACGGTCAGATATCTAATGTAAACACCATACTGGGAGATAAAAATGATTATATAGCTAACAGTTTGTTAGATTCTACGGGATTAGATTATTTTTCTGTTGAAGGATTTAATAATCAAGGGATATGGTACACTTCCTCTGTTGCCTGGTACTGGACTTTCATCGCCAAACGAGTATTGACCACTGACGAAATTAATCAAGTAATCGCCTACTTCAACTTGGACAAGTATGTTAAACCTGATATTTACTATGATGTCAAGAAGCAAGGTCTTACTAATGATAATCATACACAGTTTGGTGATAAGTTGATTGATTATAGTGGTAATAGCCGAGACTTGCAGTTGTTCAATATTGGTTGGAATCCGGGAAGTGGGATTGGTAAATATGTTACTAATTTTGGTATTTGGTCAAAAGATGCCGAATCTAAAATAAGCTATAATAGTTATAGTTTTACCGTTAATGGTAGTTTAAAAAGAACTTGGTTAATGTGGTATGTAACTGAATTACCTAGTTTTAAGATAAAAGTATCTGGTATTAATTCTAATGGTTATGTAGACTATGGGTATTACGACAATGGTTCATTAAAAAACTTTCGATTAGATAAGGACGGAATACATACATTACCGCCCTCAGGAGCGAGTAGTAATGGTCACGGGTTTAAAGTTAATGACACTAGCTTAGATTGGACAGGATTAGTTATTGAGCAAATTCCCGACTTCGCAGGTGCTCTTTGCTTTGACGGAGTAGATGACTATGGTCAGTTTGTAGGTGACTTGGGATTGAAGGATTACACTGTGGTTATTGATAGAGCATATCCAATAGTAAGTACTCCTCAGTTTACAGCTACAAGTGATGCTGCTGGTGAAAATGCTAATACTCCCTTCTTAGTAGAACATAGAAGCGTTAACGCAAATGAATCTACCTATTCCTATCTAGCTAATACTGCTATATCTATCAATAAGGAAAGAGAGATTTGTTATCAGTCAACATATCAGTATAAAGATACAGTTATTAATAAAGGTTCTTCTACTAGTTTAGGCACAGGATTAACAATCGCTAGGTATGGTATCAATAACGGTTATTCCGCTTTAGCGCTGTATTCCTTTATGCTTTTTCATTACTCTATGAGTAAATTCTTAATCGAGCGCCAGCTAAAGAAGCACAAACTAGGCACTCTGTATCCGGGCATGGTGGAGTTTAGACCAATAGTGAAGAGCAACATCCCTTATTCGTCGATATCCTACTCGGTTAATCCGGGGGAATACGTTGCTGAGGGTAGTACGGTCACTATCACCATAACATTGTCAAATTCCTCTGATAAGCTGGTCGACATATCATCTAACGCCATTAGCGACATATCCATATCTGGAGACAACGGTATCTATGAAGTAACCGGAAAGATCACCAAGTCTCCACAGAAGATCAACATAGTTATCTCCAGCTACTTGACAATGTTAGACAACGAGACTTTAATTTCAAATGAAACATTAATTAAAAACGAATAAGTTATGGAAAAGATATTTGATATAGCAAAAGACTCTGAAAAATCATGGGGTACTTTAGCAACTGCGATTGATGGGAACTTTGAGGAAGTATTTTCCAAAATTGGATACACACGAAGCAATACTGACGCAATACCTGCCAATGGCGAATATGTTAATCGGGATTTCACTCTTGCAGATGGAGAAGATGTCGGATTATATGTAGATGCTGATGCTATTTTCCAGCCGGGTTGTATGCTGACATTCTATATTTATAAGAATGACGGTATGCGGATAAGCAGAACTATCAAGAATAAGACTACTTACGATAGTCTGCGTACTCTATTCTCCTATACAAGTGGAGATATTACTGGCTATGCATATTATATTACAGGTCATAATGCCGGAAATGTTATCACCTCATTCAAGTATTATGGGGTTGAAGACGATGTAGAAACACTTTCAACGTCTATTCCCGAGATAAACGAAAGTATTAAATGCGTTTCTGACAATCTTGCGTACACGCAAAAAATAGCAGGAGGGAGAACTACGATAAATATAGCACTAACTGCGGGTTTATCTGTAGAACCAGATGTAAAGTTCCCGTGCATAATTAAAAAGGATTCTCAGGTGACATTTAATGTTGTGGATGCAGATGGAATAATAAATTCGAATCCTAGTGTGTACTTATGGTATACAGATGAGACAAGGAGCCCCGCATTAAATGTAAATACATTGAAAGATATTACTTCCGATGTTGAAGCTATAGCGATTTACTTAACAGGATCATCGGTGCTTATGTCTGGAACAATCAAGTTATATGCAGATTTCTCAAACTTAATTATTAAAGAGGCAAAAGATTATGCTGATGGTAAGGATAAATTGTTTGAACTGGTTGGAATTGGTGCTTCATCTGCCATTTATAGCGATTGGAAAATCGGTGATTTATATTATTCAACCTCCAGAAATAAGATATATAGATGTTGCTCCATAGCCCCATTTGATACAGAAGAAACTAATATCTTGGATAGAGGTGTATTGTATAAATATAATGGAATTATTTACATTTATGATGGTATATCTTTAACTAAATACCACGATAAGGATATTGAAGATGGCGTAATACTTGATTATAACGAGTATCTTGTCGGAGAGGATGTAAATAACGATAATACAGGAGGAGATAAAGCAACTTATATCTATAAGGATATCGCCCGATTCGGGGTTGCGGCTGATGAACAGGTTGAAATTTCTTGTGATAACATAAAAGATGCTATTTCTGCTAGATCAATACAAATTTATGGTTTTACGAAAAACGGTGAAAAAACTGAGATTAAGTCAATGGGTGCGGGTAAAATAGTTTTTTTGCCTTCTTTGTTATATGAAGCTTTGTCTGTAAGGTTGTACCCGACAACAAGCGGTATGAGTGCATTATATGCTACTTATACAGGTCTTAAGATACGAAAAACTAGAAGCGAACCTGTACCTGCATATTATTTGAAGGATAATTACCTTAAGGATAAGCTATCAACGATAAGAGGTAAGATGGCGGATGCGCAAGGCAATTACGATGCATTTGTATTCATCACGGACATCCATTGGCTCCGCAATACTAAAAACTCCCCCGCGCTCATTAATTACATTTCAAGCAGAGTTCCGTTGCCAAGAGTTATAATGGGAGGAGATTATGCAGACGGATTGAACATAGACTGTAACTTGGCGTTTAATTCTTTAAGCAATAAGATATATCGCGCCATCGGCAATCACGAATATATGAATTATTTTGAAGAAGATGGGGTGCAGGTAAAAACCAATATCACGGACGCAGAAATATGGTCATCATTACAAAGTGGCATGACAGACTGTGTTATAGGCGATGCAAATACAAATTACTATTATGTAGATAACACTGTCCAGAAAATGAGGTATGTGTTCCTTTCGGTGTTTACTGATGATTCGGCAGGTAAATTTGAGGAAACGCAGGCTACTTGGTTAAACAATACCCTAGCGAATATGCCAGACGGTTATCTTGCAGTTGTTGTTGCTCATTATTATATGTCTGATGATTATCCGACATCTTGGACTCCTACATTAACATCTATTGGTCAGCAGATAGCTAATATATGTGATTCGCATAGTGGAAATGTTGCGTGTATGTTGCAGGGGCATACGCATATGGACTTAATGAAAAAGACAGATGGTGGTATACCAATATTTTCTACAACTTGCGACAAGGCTAATGCGGATAGTGATGAGATTGGTGAAAGGGCTTCTTATATTTATGGTAAGCGAACTAATGGAACAATAAATGAACAGGCATTCGATGTGGTCATTATCAATAAAAACGCAAAAAAAGTCAGCCTTGTCAGGATTGGTGCGCCTGCTGACAATGGGGGAGGAGCTGAACTTGAAGTAAGAGAGCAAACTTATGCATAACTCACTGAATTTTATATCCCAATAGATATTATATAGTTGGTTAAATAGTAAAGTTTATGAAATACACAGTATTCCCAACAATTGACTTGCAAGAGGTCCCTCAGGATGAGATAGACAAGCGTAACCTTGTTCCTCGCAAGAGCGTAAATGAGAGTGAAACCTTGATGAAATGCCAGCACTATGCTGCGTTATTCCCTCATAAGATGATTAAGACTATTGCTGATGACGGAACGGAAGAGCTGTCTTTTCCGTATCCTACCTATGAGGGCGAGGATTTAAATGTATTGTTGTCTAGTCCGGAATGGACCTCGAACGAAAGTATTCTATGAAGTCCCTCCCTTGGATATTAGTCTGCCTGCTTGTAGGTGTTCTCGTGTGGATGCGTTGTAATCCGCACGAGCCTTCAACTGTGTACATTAAAGGAGATACCGTACATATCCGGGACACAGTAAGAGACACAATCCCTAAGCCGGTAAAAGAAACTCTGAAACGTACCGATACGGTATATCTACCTATTCTGATAGATACAACGACTGACAGAACCGTAGAAGGAGATTCTATTCCGGTACTGATACCGATCACAAGCAAGGAGTATAAGACCGATGATTACCGGGCGGTAGTCAGTGGATATAAGCCGACCCTTGACTTCATGGAAGTGTATAGAGACAATAAGATCATCACTCTTACTCCTGTACAGAAAAGAAAACGCTTGGGATTGGGCTTGCAGGCAGGATATAGTTATCCGGGTGGTTTGTACTTCGGTGCCGGAGTTAGTTATAACTTGTTTATGTGGTAAATTACCGGAACTACTATCTTCGCAGACCGTTTCCGGTATGAAAAGTTTAAGTTTTACTTACATAACAATTTCCAATGGAAAAATGTTTTAAAAGAAAGGAGGCTAAAATGAAGCATTAATTATACTAAGCACTAAGTTTATCCGGTAAGTAGAAGGCCGGTTATCATAACAAATGTAGCTCTTTGGGGGGCAGAGTAAAAAGAACCCCCGACACATTAAAGTTGACGCCAATCAATACTTTAATACACCAAAGCATACATCGGTTGTGTCAGGGGGTATAATATCCTTAACATTCCGAAGTATGCTTTTGTTCTTTTGGTGTATGTACTGATTGGCAAAGGCAAAAGTACAACAAAAAAATTAATTACCATGTGTAAGTCAGAGATTTTTGCCGAAATATTGAACCTTGTAGGAAAAGAAACTGAAGTTTCCACAGAATTAATCCTTTCATCAAGTAAAGTGACTGAGGTTGTCGATGCCCGCTCCATTGTAGTGTTCTTCCTTACTGAATTCGGTCTGTACCCTGAACAGATCGCCACTTTGCTTCGCAAAACATCAGCCAGTGTACGTTACCTGATATCTACTTTTGAGAGTCGAAAAACAACAAACAAAATGATTGCAATATATCTGCAAAATATTCGCAAATCGCTTGAAAATGAGCTCTAATTTACGCAGTTTCTATTATATACTTTTGTGATGCGGTTGATATTGACCGTAATAAAAAAGTATAAATCTCTATGGAAAGAACGTATGTTTTTAACCAAGACGGTGGAGCGGCTTCAGGCAACGGTCTGCTTGCTTCTATTCTTCCGTCTTTGCAAAACAGAGGAATTGATACCGGATACTTGATGGGGCTGCTTGGAGGCGGCAATGGTAACGGTGGTTTCTTTGGTAACAATGGTGGTTTTCAAGACATCATTGCGCTTATTGTGATTGCGGCTATTTTTGGAAATGGCAATTTCGGCTTTGGCGGAAATAACAATCAAGGAGCGAACGAAGGAAGAGAGATGATCATGCAGACACTTAACCGAAACGGTGTCGATATTGCATCACTGGCACAAGCCGTGAACACTTCTTCCGATCAAATCCTTGCCGGTATTAACTCTGTATCCCAGGCAATCTGTGGTCTTGGCAACCAAATGGGACAGAATACCAACAGTATCCTTACCGCAATTATGCAGGGTAACAACGCTCTGACATCTCAAATCTGTAGCTGTTGCTGCGATATGAAACAGCTTGTAACCACACAAGGATATGAGAGTCAGCTTGCAATGTGCAACCAGACCAATACATTGGTTAATACTGCAAACCAAAACGCATTGTCATTACGTGACGGTGCTACTGCCAACACGAATGCTATCCTTGCCAAACTTGATGCAATTCAGAATCAGGCATTACAGGATAAGATTGCATCTCTTACTGCGGAAAAGGCAACTCTTACGGCTGAAATCTCCCAACGTAATCAGAATGCTACAATCCTGAATGCGGTAGGTCAACAGATTGCTCCCCTTGCAGCAGGATTACAAGCATTGCAAAGCGATGTTGATGGAATCAAATGCAAGTTACCTAACACAGTTCCAGTTCAATACCCTAACATTGTTGGTGTAAACATGGATACTTACCGTGCGGCTGCTTTCGGTGCTTATGTTGGTGACTCAGCATACGGACGTAGCGGATGCGGTTGTAATAACTACTGGGGTTGATTCTGGTAAGAAAGGAGGTAATTATGTGGCCTAACTTTTTTACAGGATTTCCGTTCTCGTTTCCGTCAATAGGAAGAGCGAATTTCAATACTCTTCCTACGGTGGCTGTAACTGTCGGTACTGAAAATGTGACTTTGGAGCTTCCTAACCATGCGTTCCGCAACAGGGACTATGTCGGAGGGTTCTATGTCAATCTTCGTCAGGCGATCCCTGCTGGTACGACTGCAACACTCCCGATACTGATAGGGACTAACGGGGACACAAGACCGTTGATGGCTTATAACAATGAGCCTGTAACTGTTGCAAACTTGGCTGGAACCGGCATCTATGAGATTCATTACAACAAGTACACCAACGAATTGTATCTTGTTAATGGCGGATACAGACCGACAACGGTTCCGGCTCCTACAGTAGAAACCGCTTCTTTACGGAGCAAGTAATAATTAACATGGAGTTTTGTGGTATTTTCCAAAATGGAAATAGCCACACTCCTTTAAAATTAAACAATCATGTTTCAGAACTTACGAGTAAACAGTACGTTATATCTTCTTCACAGAGGTGCAAATCCAAGTTTGGAATGTGGGCAGGTCGTTAATGTAAGCCCTATAAAAACTATATATAAGACTGTTCCCAACATGCCTTATCCACAGCCTGTCCAGGTTATTGATTTTGTCGTGAATATAAACGGACAGAATGTCAATTTGCAAGAGATACCGGCTAATGCCAATATTGCTGATGATGTTAAAACAGGAATGCTGATTACAGGGTCAAGAGACGAGATGAATACCGAGGTCCTTACTATGAAACAGAAGAGTGAGGATGTTCTAAAAAGCGTGGAATATCATCAGAACTTTCTTGGGGTATGTGACCAGATGCTTGCCATGCTTAACCCTGAATTTGCAGCCAAGCAACAGCAGGAGCAGGAAATATCCGCATTGAAAGGGCAAATGTCCAATATGGATAAGAACATGCAGGAGATGAGCAGAAATATGGCTGACCTCATTGTACAGAATCAGAAGTTAATGGAACAGCTCGGAGTAATTGAAACATCCAAAACAAAGAAATAATTATGGGAATGTGGACGATAAGAGAAGAACACGATGGATATGATCGTGATTTCGGAATGAGAGGAAGAAACGAGGTTGAAGAAGCCTATCGTGAAGGTTGCCGTCATGGTTATGAAAAGGCCATGAGTGAAATGCGTGGCGGTGGAATGGGATTCCGTGAGAATGGACGTTACGATAGTGACGGTATGAACGAACGTCGTATGCCAGGCTATTTCCCGGAATCCCCTATATACGGAGATATGGGAGAGCGCAGACGCAGACGCTCAAACGGTGAGTTCTATTAATCGTATGAGGGGAGAAATCCCCTCTTATCCTAAAAAGCAATTAATTATGGGACAAAGACTAGATACGTATGACAAGATGCCTCCGGCAATGAAAAATTATCTGTCGTTATACGGTTGGCACTTCTCTAAGAAGATGTGTGAATGGGCTGTTTCTAAAATGGAAGTTGAGAACAAGGCTACCAAGCAGAAGGAAAAACTCGTTTCGATCAAAAAGGAGGAAGTAGAAGAGCTTCTGAAAAAGTACGGAATTAAACTGGAGAAAGATGCTGGGTATGATTGCGTATATGTAGCTAATATGGCGAAAGCTGATTATTATAAGAGTTCCATTATAGATGAATCCCATTTGGCATTATTCTTGAAGGATTACATAGATGATCCTGACGGGTATGACGGTCTTCCTTTTACCCGTTTCTATGCGGATTGTATCGGAAGTGGCACACCTATAATGTGGGATGATATGCTCTGATTATGATAGTTCAAGATTTCTACATACCGAAATATGATTGGATAGTTAAGGTGTACTATGCCGTAACGACTTACTGGACCAGTGATATTCTATGCGCACTTCACCGTATCGGTTGTAGAGGAGAGGATTTCAAACAGGCATACAGAAACCTCTCTTCCGGGGTTCTCAATACCGGTCTTACTTATTCGAACTTTGAGGACCGTGAGACTGTGATGGTAATTGCTCTCACTTCTTCCCCGGGAGAGTTTCAAAACTCATGGGACCACGAAAAAGGGCACTTGTGCCGGCATATCTCACAGGTATTCAATATTGATCCTTACGGGGAGGAAGCCCAATATCTTTCCGGTGAGGTAGGTCAGAAGATGTTTCCAATAGCGAAGAACTTCTTGTGTGAACATTGCAGGAAGAACTTATGCCGAAGATATTAAGGGGCATTTTGTCAGAAATACAGGCGAAAATGAGAGAAAAAGACTACATAGATGATTTGATTTCACAAGCAGACGACCGATACCACTCGGATTTCTGCCGGCTTCTGCTAGTAATGCTATGGAACGCCTAGAAAAGTGGCTATACTGGCTGATTCCTCTTGCGATTATTGCAAGAGTTGTATCTTTGTGCTTGTCCCTGGCTATGTAGTCGGGGATTTTTTATACCTTTGCCGAAAACAAAGTTATTATGGCGGAGGAAAATAAATACAACCACGACTCGGTGAATGAGTTACTGACATGGGCTAAGGATGTTCTTGACAGCAAGAAATATCCTTCCGGAGAGTTCCAATTGGATAAATGTGCGAAGATTCTCGACTGCGGGAAGTTTCTGGATTCAATGATTTCGGTTATCTCTAGGAACTGGGAGAATCCTACTTTTCATCCTAGTATAGATCAGTTGAGATTGTTTAAGGAGAAGATAGGAAAAGCAGCCGAATGAGCTGCCTTTTTTGATTATATCCGACTTTGTTTCTATTCTATAAAATATTTCTTATATTTACCTGAATAAAAAGAGGAAAGTTTCTAATTTGGATAAAGTTGCTCTATTGTTGCTCTTTTTGTTGTAATGTGTTGTTGTAAGTATTTGTTGTACATATTATTATATTGTTTTATTGGTTAGCTTCCCAAGCTAAGGGTCACGAGTTCGAGTCTCGCTTACCGCTCACGATAAAAGTCAGATAGTTATTTTTTAGCTATCTGGCTTTCTTTTTGTGACTGAAAGATAACAATGGGCAAAGTCTCTTTCTACTATGAAAATAATGCATGAAGAATAGGGCAGTTCATGCATTTTTCGTATTTTTGCACCCTGTTTTGACACTTATGAGTACTTTAAATAAAAAAATATAATGGCAAAAGAACTGAAAGACCTTACCAAACG